GCCGATCACCTTTCCAATATCCCCGCCGCACCGCCCCAACTCCTGAATGAGTTTGCCCGACGTGCGGTCAAAGAGCCCCCGGTCCGGGAGGTATCTGCCGTCCTTTTGATAGCTGTGGGTCACATAGCCCACGTTCTCGTCCGCCTCGAACAGCGTTTCCAAATAGCGGGTCATCTGCTCCACCGGGTCCCAGTGCCCCGGCTGCGCGATCTCCCGGTCCTCCAGCCAGTTCCGGTCTACAATCGCGCGGGGCCCTCCCTCATCCAGTCCGCCTATCATATCTTCCCAGCCCATTTCGCCGCCGTCGTCCCCCGACGTGCGCGAGCTGGCCGGACGCCAGCCTCTGGAAAGCGCCATCTGAATGATCGTCCCCGCGGTCACCGGTTTACCGCTGCCGCGGAATCCGTCCCACTTTTTTTGACACTCGCCCCGGTGGAACCTCTCCCCGTCCTGGCGGCTCCAGTCCTCCCAGGCACGGACGGGGTATCCCGCCTCTTTCAGGCCCATACCAACCTTCAGCCAGGAGTCATAGTCCAGCCCTGCCGGGTTGATGTGCTCCAATGCCTCCAGGACATCCAGCCCTTCGCCGTATTTCTCCATCGCCTAGCCCCCCATGCTGGCGGGCACATAGGCAGATGGGACCACCCCCGGAGGGATACGCCATTTCCCGTTATTGCCGCACGCGGCCAGACGGCTTATCATATTGCTTGCCTCGTTAAATTGCCACTGGCCCACGTGCTGAAATCCGAAGTTTTCCAAAACCCGGATCTGGCGTGGCGTGGTCAGCCCCCCGGCGCTCCGTTTGTTCAGCCGGTCCAGCAAAAGGGACGCTTTCCCCGCGTTTTCGATTTCGTCGGGGCGTATCCCTTTATCCTCCAGGGCCTTGATCTGGTTTTCTGACGGCGGGCCCATTTCCCAGCCGAAGGACGGCACATAGCTGCTCAAATCCTCCGCCTGTATGCTCATCTCAAACTGCAGGGGGTCCACCAGCCTGCGTTTGCGGCTGCGCATTTCGGACAGCTGCTTGGCAAGCGCCTCCTCCCGCTGGGCCACCACATCCTCCCGGGCCTTTTGCTCCGCCTCTTCAATGTCCACAGGACACCCCGCGGCGTCCTCCAGGGATTGGGTCATTTTTTCGGCCGCCTCGGGGCTTTCGCAGATCAGGCTCGCGGGGTGGCACAGCTCGTGCCGTTGCGTGTGCCAGAGGAAATCCAGCAGGAGCAGATGATCCTTGCCAGGGGAAATGCGGGTCCCCCGTCCCACCATTTGGCAGTACAGGGACCTCACCTTTGTGGGCCGCAGCACCACCACGCAATCCACATCGGGGCAGTCCCAGCCCTCGGTGAGCAGCATGGAGTTGCACAGCACGTTGTACTTATCCTCCGCAAAGTCCCGCAGGATTTCCGCCCGGTCTTCGCTGCCCCCGTTGACCTCGGCGGCGCGAAACCCCCCGGCGTTCAGGATATCCCGGAACTTTTGCGACGTACGGACCAGGGGCAGGAATACCACCGTTTTTCGGTCAACGCAGTACTGTGTCATCTCCCTGGCGATCTGGTGTAAGTATGGGTCCAGCGCGGTGTCCAGGTCGCTGCTTTTGAAGTCCCCCGCCTGGACGCCCACCCCGGTGAGGTCCAGCTTCAGCGGGATGGTCGCCGCCTTTATGGGGCACAAATGGCCCTCCCGGATCGCCTTTGGCATGGTGTACTCAAAGGCCAGATGTTCAAAATAAGCCCCCAGGCTCCGCATATCTCCCCGGTCGGGGGTCGCGGTTACCCCCAGCACCTTTGCGCCGCCAAAATACTGTAATACCCGCTGGTAGCTTTCCGCCAGACAGTGATGGGCCTCGTCCACTACAATGACGTTAAAATAATCGCTGGGGAACTGTGACAACCGCTTTTCCCGCGTCAGGGTCTGCACGGAGCCCACCACCACCCGGTACCAGCTGTCCAGGCATGTTTCCTCCGCCTTCTCCACCGCGCACCGAAGCCCGGTGACGGAGAACAGCTTGTCGGAGGCCTGTTCCAGCAGCTCCCCGCGATGGGCCAGGATGAGGCAGCGGCTGCCGGCGCGGACCATGTCCTCGATGATCTTGCAGAACACGATGGTCTTGCCGCAGCCCGTCGGGAGCACCAGCAGGGTGCGGGCAAAATCACCCGCCCAGTCCCGCTCCACCGCCTCGCGGGCCTGCTGCTGATATGGCCGCAGCTCCATCAGAATTCACCCGTGTCCCAGGGGGTGGACATCCCCTGGGGCAGCTCCGCAAAGCCGGACGGAACGTCCGGAGCCTCGGCGGGGTCGTAGAATTCGGCGACCTCGTTGCCCTCATGCTCCTTTCCGTCGCTGCCGGTCCACTTACGTATCCCGATATGACAGACGCCGGAGGCGCCGGGGACCGCGTTCCAGTTCATGTGCAGGCGTTCGCCGTGGCGGCGCTGGCCGATGGAGGTAAAGAACTGGCACAGCTTCCACTCCAGGCTTTTGTGCAGCAGCAGGTTGGCCGTCACCGTGCCGGTGTTGGCGCTGTTGCTGACATCGAGGGTAAGCGCCGCCTTTTTGCAGGGCGGGATTTTCGCGCTGCCAGGGTGGCGGGCCCGCTCAAACCGCTGTACCCGGAAACGGTAGTCCCCTTCGGGCAGCACCTCATACGCGTTGTCGTTTTCAATTTCGTCGTCCCAGTCCATTTCGGGGAGATTGGGGTTATAATCGCTCATCCAATATCACGATTCCTTTCAAAAAGTATTAGAACGGCAGGCGGTCGGGGTCATCCTGGATCATCTTCACGATCTTGTCCCAGAAGGGGATCACCCAGCCGTCCACAAAGCCGGATTCCTGCATGACCTTCCAGGTGGTCCCCATCGGGAAACATCCCTGCCGCTTGGCGATCACCTCCCGCACCTCCAGCTCGGTCACGTCGGCGTTGGCCAGAAGCGGCTTGAGCTTTTCGGGAATTGCCATATCATCGGATTCGCCCGCGCCTGTCGTTTCCTGCGGCGCGGCATCCGGCTTTTTCTCGCTGGCCGGCGGAGCGGAAGGGGCGGGCGGCGTCTCGTTCGGTGCCTGCGGCGGCGCGTCCTCCTTTTCGGACGTAGGGGCCGTTTGCGAGGGAGCGCCCTTATTCGCTGCGGGAGCCTCAAAAAAGGGGGCCAGGGGCGCGTAATCAAGGGGCAGCTCATCGGGCAGGCCGAAGCGGTTCTTGGCGTCCCAGCAGGGGTGATGGGTAGTGTACATTACCCGCTTGCCCCCCTGGGCCTTGTACTTTTTGCCTTTATCATCTTCCGTGACTACAAGTGTCTTGTAGTTGATAAAAAGGACCAGATCGCCCCACTCTTTTACCATTTTGGCGGTACTGCACTTTTCGCTGTCGAGCAGCTTTAATTCCCAACGGTCGTAAGTGCCAAATTCTTCCGGCTGTTCGCGCCGTCTGGTTGCGGCATGGGCCGTCACGACGGCATGAACGCCTCGATCCGTTACGTCCGACAGCAGGTTTAACAGCTTGCCAAAACTCTCATGAGCAAAGCTGTAGCCACGCCCATAATCGAACGCCGCAATGCTGTCTTTTGAATACTTGTCGCAGATAGATTTAATGCACAATTTCTCCGCCCAGTCCGCCGTGTCAACTACCAGTGTTTTGCATATGTCGGGATGGTCGAGTACGTACCGCACCTGTTGCAAAAGCATTTCCCAGGTCGTGGGCTTGTCGAACCGGGCTACATCCAGTTCTTTGGTGCCGTCTTCGGTGTCGATAAACAACGGCGTGGGGAACCGCGATGCAAAGGTGCTCTTGCCAACCCCCTCGGGGCCATACAGAACAACCTTTTTTGCCCCAGGCAGTTTACCTCTTGTGATATTCATTTAAAATTCACTCCCCCAGGAAACAGCCGTATTATTCACGGCGCTTTTTTCAGTGGCGGACGGCTCCACGGCTTGCCCGTCCTCAATGATGATACTGCACTCCCCGCCGGTGGATACCCGCGTGGCAATGCCCTGTAAGTCCTCGGCCTCCATCCATGCGGAGAACTCCCGCAAGGTGTCCAGATCCATTTGCTCCAGCTTGTCCAGGAGGACAAACCCACACTGGGGATTCAGCGCCCGCACAATGGCTGTGGACACCTTTAACTGGTCGCTGCCGCTCATGCAGTCCCAGCTTTTGCCCTGGTATGTAAGCTCCCCATCCCCTACGCCAAGGCCGGGAAGGGGCAGATCCGCCCCTTGAAGGAGATCCGTTTTCTGCCGGCGCACCTCCTCCAACTGGGCCGTCAGGGCATCGTACTCGTCCCGGTATTTCCTGGCCTCCGCTTCGGCCTTCGCCTTGCTTTGATTGGTGAATACCTTGGCATTGATTGTTTCAATATCCCGAATGCTGGCCTCCAATTCACCGGTCGATTCGTCCAGAAGGTCCAGGGCGTCCCGATGGGCGATGCCGCAGTCCGCGCACACCTGCTCATACTGCTCCTGAAGCTCGTCCAGCTTTTGACGCAGGGCCTGTTTTTGATCCTCCAGCTGGGCAGCCCTGGCCCGCTTGCGCTGGTTTTCGCCATTGCGGGCAAGGATATCCTGCTGGCGCTGGATCAGCTCCAGGGCGGATACCGGCTCTGCGGGGGCGTCGGGGTATTCGGGCAGCTCCTGGGCGTACTGGGCCTTTTGCCCGGCAATCTGACCAATGGCGCGGCGGCGGTTGTAAATGTCCGTCTCTTTCCTGTCCAGCTCCTTCACCTGATCCTCCAGACCGATGAGACGAAGCAGTGCGGTCGCTTTTTCCTTGCTGGTGGCGGACATGAATTTCGGCATGTCCAGGGCCAGCTGCTCCACAAAGGAATTGAGGA